TCCCCTTGGGGGTATTCCATGAAGCCCGGCGGATTCGCGGTAACGCGTTCCGCCGGGCTTTGTTGGGCACCGAACTGTAGCGTCAAAGACATCCTACGAGGCCGGTACGCAATGGCAAAGCCATCAGGATCAAAAGACTGGTACACCGTCGGCGAGGTCGCCCAACGTCTGGGGGTTACTCCTGGTCGAGTTCGGCAGCTGGTCGCCAGTGGTCGTGTTGCCGTCTGGAGGGTCACCGACAGGCTCAACCTGATCTCCGCAGAGACACTGGCGGACTTTAGCTCACGGCCTCGCCTGAGCGGCGCAGCAGGACACCTGAAGCAACAGCGCTGAACCTGCCGCTTGGGGCAAGGACGCCTTGCGCCGCGTAAGGGATTCGGTACGCCAGGAGCATGACTACCGTGACACGCGATGAAGCGATTGAGCTGATCTCCAGCAACCTCAAGCGGATGATGGCTGCCAAGGACGTCGGCGTGCGAGATCTTGCACGGCGCGCGGACACTTACCCGGTAACAGTCAGTCGACTTGTGAACCAGCAGAGTCTGCCGTCGCCCGAGGTGCTCTATCGAATTGCCCACAGCTTGGGCGTGAGACTGGACGACCTGTTCCGGAAAAAAACCGAAGGGCACCAAAAGAACCAGCGGTAACACTGCTGCATGCGGCATCGAAGACTGGCGGCGCGGCTATTATTTTATACACTAGGGGCATGAGCACAGTGACAAAGGACGAAGCGCTGGAAGTCATCGCCAGGAACGTCAAGCGACTGATGGACGCACAGGACATCGGCGTAAGGCAACTAGCGCGTGACGCTGATGCCAACCACATGACGGTCAGTCGACTGGTAAACGGGCTCGGCCTGCCTTCGCCCGACGCTCTGTACCGCATGGCAAAATGCCTTGGCGTCACAGTCGACGATTTGTTCCGGAAAAAAACCGCGTAAAATCTCCACAACGCACTTGCGGTGGTGTATCGAGTTTCATACATTAGCCGCGTTGGCAGTCAGGACACCTGGCCGCTGACGCGGCTTTTTTCGTTTTGGCATTGAGGCCGAAGCCGCATGGACTCTCTGGACATTACGGATTGCTGAAAAGGATTCATCGGCCGCCAGCTACCTCCTGGCGAGCCTTGTAGCCGGCGCGGTCACCAAGGGTACCGCCGAGGCCCGCGCCGGCTTGTTTCGGTGTAGGAAGCGCGTCGTCTGTGTTGGACGACAGTCGCAAGCTTAGGCGGCGCAGCGGCCCTTACTTCCGCTGCGCCGTCTGGTTTTTTCCATTCTCAAAAAGTCTGCGCTACCGGTGCGCGCGCACCCAAGGGGGAACGATGGCCCTGGCCAGGAAGACGGACAAGAAGACCAGTCACGAGGCGGCGGCGAACGTGAAGCAGGCGGTGGGCTGGCAGCTGGCCCTCGGTGCGGTGAAGAGCCTGCAGGCCAAGAGCCTCTTCGGCAACGCGACGGCGAACGAGGCCGCGGCCTACGCAGCTCGCGTCTGCGGTGCGATGCACGAGAGCGTGCGGAAGCGAATCAACGAGCTTGTGCGTGCCGGCATGCTCCAGGAAGTAGAGACGCGCCAGTGCGAAGTGACTGGCAAGAGTGCGACGGCGTACCGCGTAGTGCGCGGCAAGTGACACAAGGGGACGGTCCATGAACCAACATTTAGAGCATGTCTCAATCACACAGCTAGTGCCGAACCCGTTTCGAGCCTTGGACGACTACCCAATCGACCGGGACAAGTTGGACAAGCTGAAAGACTCGATCCGTGACACCGGATTTTGGGGGACGATTGTCGCTCGCAAGCGCGGCAATGCCTACGAATTGGCGTTCGGACATCACCGCCGAGCGGCACTGATCGAGCTTCAGAAAGCTGGTGAGATCAAAAAGAGCGAGAAGGTTGACATCATCGTTCGGGAGTTGACCAACGAACAGATGATCCAACTGATGGCCCGTGAGAATCTGGAGGAGTGGGGCACCAACGCGTACATCGAGGCGCAGACCGTCGAGTCGACCATCCGCGCCTTTGCCGCCGGCGAGATCGAACTTCCGGAGGTTGATCTGAAGACTAACACGCAGCACGTTCGACATGCTCGGCTGGGGTCCGCCGAGCATGCCTATACGGTTGCGAGCGTGGCGGAGTTCCTCGGTTGGGTGAAGAGCGACGGGCACAAGGGCACGCAACCGAACCAAGCCTGCACGGTCGCCTTCCAGATGATCGACGCCTTCGACCTAGGCATCGTCAAGCGCGACCAACTGCGTGGCGTGTCTCGTGAGATTGCGAGGGAAATCGTGTCGCGGGCAATGGCCCTTCACAAGCAGCAGGAGGCGATGGCTAAGCAACGAAAGCAGCAGGCCGAGGAGGCTGAGCGACGAGCCGCAAAGGAGAAAGACACCAGGAAGGCGAAGGCGCTTGAAGGGGCGGCGAAGGAATTGCAGCGGCAGGCAGTGGCCTACCAGAAAGACTCGGTGGGTGTTGCGAAAGACTTTGCGCAGCAGGCTGTAGAGCAGGTCAAAAAGGGCCACTGGTCTCAGCGTGATGTACGAGAGGCCGGCACCCAGGCAAAGAGCGGATTGATTCCGAAGCGTGAGCAGCAACACAAGACCGCCCGACAGCTGCTGGACCGACTCACGGACGACGTCTACGAGATGCTCAACCCGAACGAGGAACCGTTTGCGTCGCTCCGACAACTGCTGAAGCTGGACTGCGGATTGGAGCAACATGACATCAAGGCACTTCGTGACGAAGTGCTGGCCTTGGCTTCACGCGCGTCAAAGTTTGCAAAAGACCTTGGCGGCTGGAAACCAGTCACCCAGGACGAGCAGTCAATTGCAACCGGACTTCACCTTATTAAATAGGAGGACGTTATGGACAGAAAGACCCGCAGCTTCTACGTGGACAAGATAATGCCAGTGCTTGGACAGTACCTGCGCAAGTTTGAGGACCCGATCGCGCTTGATGCCGGGAAGCTCCTGAGGGAAGCACTAAGACAAGTGGACTACCCATATCCGTTTGGACCCAAAGACGCTTCGAGGATTGTGCATGACCTGTCCGAAGAGCTTGTGCGACGCTGCCTTGGCGAAGAATGCGACGACATCTTTCCTGCATACGTGATCAAAAACACGAGCAGAATCATTTCTGCGGTGGGCCACGGCAAGCCGTTGGTAGTTCATTCTGAAGAGTCACCAGATGAATCCGAGGCAACGCTGACGGCCCGCTTTTACCGCCGAATGATCGTGCCCTCGAGCACCAGTCGCTACACCGGCTTTGCGGTGTTTCGCAAGGATGTTCCTAAGTCTCATCCGATCCTTCTCGGGCAGCAGCGCATCCGCAGTAACGCCATCAAGAGTGAAGCGGCGAAGCTTAACAAGCGTCTTGATGTACTGCGACACAATGGCTGGCTTGACGCGAGCGACGTCAAGAGCCTGCAAGTTCAATCTGACGAGTCACGCGAGCGGAGTGGTTCCGTTGGTGGTGGACTACTGGTGGCACCGGCCGATCAGAGCATGTTGTAACGGCTGGGCAGGCCCGCTCTGGCCTTGGGTGCGGTTGTGACATACGCACCAGGAGTCGCCCCGCCGGCGGTGGCGCGTAACACCGGCACGCTGTGAACGCATCGCACAGCACCGCCGAAAGCGTAAAGCCGGGCTCGCAACCGGCCGGCGGTTTGGGATACGGAGTCTGTTTCTAAAAGGAGTTAGACATGCTTGTTTTGACACGCAAGACCGAGCAGGCCATTCACCTGGGCACCGACGTCATCATCAAGGTGCTGAAGGTGTCCGACGGCCAGGTCCGCATCGGTATCATCGCGCCCAAGTCGCTCACCATTCTTCGCGACGAGTTGGTCACCCGAGACAACCAAGAGGGCAAGAATGACAAGTAGCGCGGCAGGCATTCTCGTCATTACGATTATCGCCATCCTGATCGTGGCTGGCGGCATTTTTAAGAGTGTCGACATCGGAGAGTAACAGTGCCAGAAACGAAGCCAACCAAATACGCGTACGCCGCCTATGTTGTGCGCGTCATCGACGGTGACACGCTGGAGGTCGATGTCGACCTCGGCCTGTGGACTTGGTGCAAGGGCATCAAGCTGCGCATGGCCAGGATCAACATGCCGGAAATCGACACTGACGCTGGGTTTTACGCGAAATCCAAGCTGGAGATGCACGTACTTGGTCGTGGCCGAGTGCTTCTGCACACGATCAAGAACCGCCACGGCAAAGACCGCGAGGACAAGTACGGCAGGCTCCTGGCGGAGGTGTGGGTCGCCGACACCAACGTCAACGACGCGATGATTGAGTGGTGGGAGGCGCGACGTGGCAAAACGGCAATGTAGTGAGGTCTTGTACACCGGCGAGGCATTGGGCCGCGTGTTTCACGCGACCGGGATGTCTCGGAAGGAGTTGGCCGACAGGCTGCAGCTCAACGTGCAGCATGTGTCGAGCGTCTTTCAGGGGCGAAAGCCAGTGAGCCCGACATTCCAACTGCGCGTCCTGCAGGTGATACGCATGGCACAGACGGGCACGCTGCCGCTATACGTGCCGCCGCCGAAGCGAGAAAAACCGAAGGTAGGGTACTGCGGATCGGGCGCGAATCTCCCCGAGGACTACGAGCCGCTGCCGGCCAGCAGCCACACCAACGCAGCAGCTGGATCGGCAGATAAGGTCGCGGAGATGCGACGGCGAGCGGAACGCGGCGAGGAGTTGTTCAACCCGCGCGACAACCAGATGTCGAAGCGGTTAGGAGACGACTGATGACTGCTTACCGACTCTACGAACTTCCCTGGCCGCCAAGCGTCAACGGCTACTGGCGGTCATTCCGCGGGCGGCAAATTATCAGCCGGCGCGGCCGCGACTACCGCGACCTGGTGCAGGCAGAATTGGCTGGCACCAAGGCGATGCTGGGGCAACTGAAAATCTCGATCTGCCTGCATCCGCCAGACAAGAGGCGGCGTGACATCGACAACGTACTCAAGGCCATTTTCGATTCGCTGGTGCACGCCGGCGCGATGGAGGATGACTCACAGATTGACGAACTGTACGCAGTACGAAGAGAGGTAGTGCCAGGTGGTCTGGCTATTGTTGAACTGCGTAAGGCAAGGAGGTAATTCATAACGTGATCGAGACCCTACACCACCTGACAAACAGCGAGTACCGCGCGTATGAAGCGGTCTCGCAAAGCGACCTGAAGATGGCCGCACGAAACCCGCAGCTGTACTACGAGACATATCTGGCGGCACCAGGTTACCGACGCCCTCGGCCGGCCACCTCGCCCGAGCAGCTGTTCGGCATGGCCGTCGAGGAGCACCTGCGGACGCGGCAGGTCCCAAGCGACCTGGTGCTGATTCCGGCCGAGGTCCTAAACAAGGACGGGCACAGACGGGGATCTGCCTGGACCGCCTTTGCCACCGAGAACGCTGGCAAGACGCTGCTGACGCAGAAAGAGTTCGACGCGCAGATGCAGGGCATTTTCGACGCCGCGGCTAATGTGCGCGACCACCGAGTCGCGGAGCTGCTGGTGCACAGCGTCAGCGCCAAGTGGCACCAGCGGTTTCACTGGATCTGCCAGCAGACCATGCTGCCGCTGAAGGCCGAGCTCGACATCCTGGATGAAGGCCTGGGCGTACTTACCGACGTGAAGACGGCGGCAGACACGGACGCTGACGCCTTCGTGCGATCGGCGCTGAACTTCGGCTATGACATCCAGGCAGCGCATTACCTGCAGGCCGCGACGCTGGCCTACCCGACGCGTGCGTGGACCTTCGCTTGGGTGGTCATCAGGAACAAGCCGCCGTACGACGTTGAGGTTTACGACGCCTCCGACGAGCTCGTCAAGCACGGAGAGATGCGGCTGCTGGCCGCACGAGAGAACTATCGCCGCTGTGTGGATAGCGGCCTCTGGAGGAGCGCCACGCATGGCATCTCGGTCAATCTCGACCTGCCGGCGTGGGCACGTGGACGGATTTCTATTTAGGGGACGGCATGAGCAACGAATTGGAAGCAACCAAGACGAAGGTAGCGGTGGTCGACGACAGCGAGTTCTCGAACTGGCTGGACACCGCGCGCTTTGAGCACATCTGGCGGATGGCCAAAGTGTTCAGCGAGACGTCGATGGTTCCCAGTGTGTTCCAGAAGAAGCCAGCTGATTGCATGGTCGCTATTCAGATGGCGCTTCGCTGCGGTATCGACCCGATGATGTTCCTGCAAAACAGCTACGTGATCTCGGGCAAGCCCAGCATTGAAACGAAGCTGGCGATTGCCATGCTGCTGAAGTCGGGCAGGATTCGCGGCACGATCACCTACGCATTCTCGGGCCAAGGCAAGAACCTGGCCTGCACCGCTTCGTGCATCTCGGCCGACACCGGCGAGCTGCTCGAGCACACGCTGACCTGGGACACGGTGGAGCGCAACAAGTGGCATGAGAATGCGTTCTGGAAAAAAGACCCGGAGCTGATGATCCAGTATCGCTCGGCGATGCGTCTGATCAGGTCGCATTTCCCCGATGTCCTCCTGGGGTGCTACTCGAAGGACGAGCTGGAAGACATCGACAGCGAGCCGAAGCCTGTCGTTCGGCCCGGCCGCGCTCCTGGCAGGCTCAACCAGGTCATCGCGCCGGCCTTGGAGCCACCGAAGGCAGAGCAAGGCGACGCATGGGAGCCTGACGAGGAAGAGCGGGCCGCAATCGAGGGCCAGCTGTTCGAGACCCGCCCTAACGCACAGGAGGACTAAGCGTGCAGGACATCAACCACATCGAGCAAAACGTGAGGATCGCGCTCAACCACCTGCGGGCGGTCGATCCCAACAGGCTCGACCCCGACCTGCAGGAGCTCTTCGAGATCCACAAGATCCAGACGCGCCTGCTGTACGAGCGCATTCTGGACGCGGCCCTGCAACGACCACAGGAGGTGACGGAATGAACCCTGACGAGATGACATGGCTGGCCCTGCCGCCCGAACCGGTCGGTGCTTGGGCACGCCTGGAAGACGACCTCAAGCACGGGTTCCACCCTAAGCGCGAGGACCTGCTGGCGATCTGGGCGCAGGCCTACCCCGACCGACCCGTCGTGAAGACGACCAGGTGCAAGGTCTGCGAGGGTACCGGTGGCGTCCAGTGGCATGCGTACGTGGCCGGCAAGGCACCCGAACCCATCGGTACTGTCGACTGCCCGCAGTGCGACGGGACTGGCCAGGGACCTCGGCCGCAGTGGATCAACGACCTATGAAACACAGCACGCCACAACTGCTGAAGTTCCAGCGTCTCCAGCGCAGGCTCGGCGAGACCAAGCGTGGTCTTGTCGGCCTGCTGGAGCTGCTCTGGCACGGCACTGCCACCCAAGCGCCGCAGGGCGACATCGGCAAGTTCAGCAACGAGGAGATCGCCATCCTCGTGGACTGGGAGGGCGACTACGACCAGTTGGTCGACGCATTGGTCGACACCGGCTGGCTTGATCGCTGCTCCAAGCACCGCCTGGTGGTGCACGACTGGGGACAGCACGCACCAAACTGGGTAAGGATGCTAGTAAAAAAACGCGACTTGTCCTTCTCAGAAGCCTCAGCAGAAGCCTCTACAGAGGGCTCTGCAGAAGCCTCACAAGAAGCCTCTACAGAGGCCTCTGCTGAAGGGACACCTAACCTAACCAAACCTAACCTAACCAATATGACTCCTAACGGAGTCTCCGACGTCTCCAGAAATCTGGAGCCCCCGGTCGTCGCGGATCGCCGGTACGCGATCGCTGGTGGCAAGGAGGTTCAGGTCGAGCAGCGGCACGTCGACCGGTGGGCAAACACGTACCGCGACCGCCTCGACGTGGAGCACGAACTGGCCAAGGCCGCGGACTGGCTGGCCGCGAATGCCACGAAACGCCCTCGGAACGGCACAGGCTTGGTCAAGTTCCTGGCGTCCTGGATGTCCCGGGCCGACGAACGCGAGCGGCGAAACGCCCGCGGATCGCCTGCACCAGGAACGCCGGCCAAGTCACGGATACCGACACTGCGAGAAGCGCTAGGAGCGACGAATGGACGTTGACGAATGGGATTTCTGGTTCAGCCGCCACAGGACGCTGCTGCCGCAGGTCGCGCACTGGTTCGGCCACATGGGCGACGAGGAGCAGCTGCAGGTGATGAAGGCCTGGCACGCCGCGATGTCGGACATCGCGCTGTCGGAGGCGAACGAGGCCACCGACGCGATCGTCAGAGGCGACATTGAGTGCAAGTTTCCGAGCGAGACGCCCAAGACATGCCGTTTAAGGGCCCTAGCAGCGCGCCAGACGCGACGGAACGAAAAATCCGACTCGGGAGCCGCCCACCGCTTCTGCGGGCTCTGTCGAGGCGCTGGGACGATTACTGTTTGGCATCCCTTGGTCGTCAGATCGGTCAGGAACAAGACCAACGGCGTCTACCGACACCCGCTGACCGGCCAGCAGATGGTCGTTCGCGACAAGGACGGCGCGATCAAGGGCATTACGGGAGCCTCGGCTTGCAAGTGCAGCCTCGGTGACAAGTACCGGGACCGCCTGCCGCCGCCGGCAGCGCTGATTCCCGTGCAGTTCCGCGAGCGCGAGGAGTACGCCGGCCTGACGCTGGAGGAGGTCATTGAACTCGACATCGCGGCCAGCCCGTTTATGGTGCAGGAGTGGGAGTTCGCGTAAAGTAAGTCGTTCAAACGGTAGTCTATTTTCCAAGTTCTTGGAGGTGCGAAGTGTACGAGAAGTTGTTGGTACAGCTGGCAAAAACGATTCTGGAGCAAGCTCTGGGATTTGGGCAATGGGAAACTCGGTCTTCAAAGCATTACGAAAAGCCCAAGCGTGGAATGTTTTTGGAGGGCCTAAAGGTAGGCGACACGGTGTGGTGGGTTGACGAAGATAATTACTGCGAAGTGTGCCAAGCACAGGTGGTGTGTGTGAAGGACGGAGCGGGCTACTTCGTGCTCGACAAGTCAGACTACCTGGACAAGTTTCAACCTCAACTGGCTATGGTCGGCCAAGGCTACTACAAGACCAGGGAGGAAGCACTGGCCGAGGGCCGGAACGACATCGAATTCGAGCTGCGAGATTCGCTTAAGGCAGTGGAGAGGGTCAAGCGATTAAAAGCCCTGCTCGCCGAAATGGACAAGTAAACGCCTGACCTTCTGGGGTTTTGCTGGGGTACACCTGGGGCGTACGTGGGGTTTTGCTGAGGCAAACCCTCGCGGGTCCGGCATGACGTTGGCACAATACGCACCAGGAGCACGACCAATGAAGACACGGATGGCGAGCGCGCGCTGCTGCTGCGGGCCAGGTGGACCAATACCCTGCGATCCGATCACGGGAATCACCGACGACTTCCAGGAGCTGCAGCAGAGCACCGGCGACGGCGGTTGGCTTTGGGTGACGAGTCTGAGCATGACTCCGGTAGTGCAACCGGTGGGAACCCTGCTGCTTGACCAGAACGCAGTGTTTGGCGAGGACTACACGTTTTTCCGCTGCTCCGTTTGGGCAGACAACTTCACGAACATTCGCCATTACCTGAAGTCGCAGTTTGAGAATTATGGATCAGAAGTTGACCTGATTCGCGGCCCCAGTGTTTACGCCCGATTCAGTTTGCTGGGCGATGGCCGAGTCTGGTCGCTGAGTCATGACATCGCGTTCATTGCTGGCACAGGCTGGCGTCACCGATTCACTTTGCAGCATCCTAGTGCTGCTAATGCAGTGTTCTTCGCAGGCCCAATCGTTCAGTCGGCGCAGTTTCCCGCGCCAACTGGCCCCTTCGATTCCGAGATTCAGTTCATTCAGTTCAGGCTGCTGAGTGGCGCGTGGCAGGTCACCAGTTACTTCAATGGCAACGTGCTCGGCAGTCGAGCAACGGCAGCTCCGACGAACACAAACAACACTGGTGGTATCGAGGCCGAATGGAGCCACGGTTTCGCGGGAACAGCAGACATGCGGGTCGCGCGAGTAGATCGTTGGCAATACTTTGCGTCGACGTGACAAGATGGGCTGGCTACGGGGCAAAAAAACGGCGGGTCCTTCCCGGCGGCTCCGCCGCCTAGCCTCAACGGGAACAGCCACTTTTTTTATTTTTCTCGCACATCTACCTTGACTTTGGCGTGTTAAGATACGTTAACATGTAACGTTTGGTTAACATCGGCAGTTTGGGTGGGGAAGTTGGGCCTCAACACCTGCCGGTGCCACGCATTCTCGGGAGCAACCACCAGCAGGGACGGCTGGGCAGCCCTTGGGCCGCTATGCCAAAGTACGGAGACGCAAAAAGAGCCGACCAAGCCGCACACTCGCGCGAGAAGCAGGAGCATGTCCGCGAGATCGGACCGCCGCCACCGGTGGTCAACCAGGAGCGACGCGACGCCTGCCGGCACGACCTGCTGCAGTACCTGCTGACCTACCACGCCGAGGCGTTTCCGCTTTCGTTCGGCCCTGACCACCTGGAGCTGATCAAGCAGACCCAGCGCGTCATTCTCGACGGCGGGCAGGTCGTGGCCGCGTTTCCCCGCGGCTCGGGCAAGACCACGATCTTCCAGCGCGCCGAAATCTGGGCCGCCCTCTACGGCCACCGCAAGTTCCCGCTGCTGATCTCGGCCGACGACATCAAGTTCAGGCAGCTCCTCAAGGGCATCAAGACGGTCCTCGAAAACTCCGAGCTGCTGCTGGAAGACTTTCCTGAGGTGATCCATCCGATCCGTTCGCTGGAGCGGATCGCCCTGCGCGCAAACTTCCAGATGTGCCGCAAGGTGCCGACCTACATGCGGTGGGGCGTCGAGCAGGTCGTGTTCGCCACCACCGAGGAAAGCATTGCTCGCGGCAACGCTGGCGTGGTGATCGGTGGCGGCGGTCTCACCGGAGCTGCGGTTCGCGGTGGCGTCGTGACGCTGCCCAGTGGCCAGCAGGTCCGGCCGGACTGCGTCCTAGTCGACGATCCGCAGACCAGGAAGTCGGCGAAGAGCGAGGCGCAGAACCAAGAGCGTGAGGACATCATCAACGGCGACATTATGGGCATGGCCGGCCCAGGCAAGACCATGTCGGCGATGGTGGCCTGCACGGTGATCTACCAGGGCGACCTCGCCGACCGCCTGCTGGACCGCGAGCGGTCACCGCACTGGACGACCCTAAAGATCCCCATGATCAAGTCGTGGCCTAAGGCCATGACGCTGTGGGAGCAGTACGACGCCATCCGCAGGCAGGAACTGATGGAGGAGGTCGAGCGTGGATCGTGCACCCGATTTTACGAGCAGAACCGCGAAGGTATGGACGCCGGCGCGGTCGTCTACTGGGAGGACCGCGTACTTCCAGGAAGACTCTCCGCCCTTCAGTCTGCGATGGACGACTACTTCCAGGACCCTCGCGCCTTCATGGCGGAGAAGCAGAACGCGCCCGAGTCCGCGGTCAGCGGCGACCTCGCCGAGCTTAATCCTCTCGACCTGGTACGCCGCATCTCGACGACCAAGCGCGGCGAGGTTCCTGCCGAGGCTACAACAATCACGGCGCACGTCGACGTACAGGCCAAGATCCTGTTCTGGTCCGTGGTCGCGTGGTCACAGGCCTTCGGCGGAGTCGTGATCGACTACGGGACTACGCCGCGTCAGAACCGCCGGCACTTCACGCTGCGAGACGTCAAAGACCTTACCAAACATTACCAAGGCATGGACGAGCCCGGCGCGCTCCGTCTGGCGATCTCCGAGACCATCCAGGCCCTCGCCGCCAAGACCTACGTGCGCCTCGACGGTGCGGAGATGAAGATCGACCGCGGGCTGGTCGACGCTCGCTGGAACACCGAGGCGGTCGAGGCCGGCCTGCAGCTCGCCCAGTGCGGCCAGTGGATGCCGAGCTACGGCGTGGGTATTCGCGCGAAAGATGCGCCCATCTCGCAGTGGACCAAGAAGCGCGGCGTGAAGCGTGGCAACAACCTGGTGATTCAGAAGCCGGACCGCCGCCTGTTTATGTCGGTGTTTTACGACACGAACCATTGGAAGAGCGAAGTGCACCAGGCACTGCACGTGCCGCCGGCGCATACGCAGTCGATCACGCTCTACAAAGAGACACAGAGTCACCACCAGATGTACGTCGACCACCTGACCGCTGAACGCGCCGTTCGCGTCGAGGCCCGTGGTCGCATCAAAGACGAATGGGACCTGCCTGGAGGCAAGGATAACCACTACTGGGACACGCTCGTCGGAGCCGCGGTCGCCGCGAGCATCTGCGGCATCAAAAAGGAGATCGAAAGTGAGCAGCGAACAGCACAGCAACCACAGCGACGAGTCGTCGGAAAACGAGTCGCTCCCCTCAAGCTCTGAGAAAAAGAAACGAGGGCGTCCGCCAGGAAGCAAGACGCAGCAGCTGCCGGTCGTCGACGTGGAGCGCGAGACCTGCCGGGCCTGCGGCAAGACCAACTCAGAGCACCTCGCAACCATCCGGACGATGGAATACACACATGACGTCGGCGGTCAGTCGTACACGCACGTGAGGTTCCAGCGGCGACGCTGCAGGGACTGCGGCGCAGTGTTTATCACGAGACAACATCTAAACCTGTAATTCTCAGGCGGCATTTTACAGACTGCCGCACAACCGAAGTTTGCCTGACCTTGGTGGCATGGCAGACCTCAGCGCTGAAATCGCGAAGCTCGAAACGATCCTCAACAGCGGTACCGAAGTCGTCAGCATCGACGGCATGATGACTCGGTACAACCTGACGGAGGTGCGAAAGCGATTAGCAGAGCTGCAGGCCCAAAATGACACCAACGTCGAGAGCGGGAAAGTCAGACCGCGCTCGGCACGGATCAGGTTGGACTTCAATTGATCCAAGCAGCTCGCAACCTCTTCAGCCGCTTGTCGGGCTATGACGCGCTAAACCCTCGCGGGCGTCGTCGCGCGGCACCTGTACGCGTGAAGTCGGAAGACGCACTGCTTGACGACAAGCAGCGCCGGCAGCTGGCCGCGACGTCTCAGGACGTACAGCGCAACTTCTCGATCGCTGCCTGGGCGATTCGCCAACACCTGAACTACGTCTCCTCGTTCTCGTTCCAGTCGAGGACAGGTGACCCTCAGATTGACGACACGGTCGAGGCCTACATGGCTTCCTGGTCGTCGCGTTTCCGGTGCGATGTTCGCCGGCAGCACCCGTTCCGCCGAATGGTCAGGCTGGCCGAGGCCCGCCGCGTCGTCGATGGCGACGTGTTCCTGCTGAAGGTCGCCGGCGACGGCCCGAACCGTGGTCGCCTGCAGGCCATCGAGGGCGATCGGGTGTGCAACCCGACGAGCAACGTACCGCCTGGTTTCGCGGGCGGTTGGACCAACGGCGTCCGACTGACGCCGGCCGGCATCCCTCGCGAATACGCGATCAACAACCGCGACGAAAATGGCAACCTCTCGTTCTCGCGCATCGTCCCGGCAGACAACGTGTTCGTGCACGGATTCTGGGACAGGTTCGACCAGGTGCGTGGCGTCTCGCCGATCGCCGCAGCGCTCAACAGCCTGCAGGACGTCTACGAGGGCTTCGACTACGCACTGGCCAAGATCAAGGTCTCGCAGCTGTTCGGGCTCGTGTTCTATCGCGATGCTGCGGAGGGCTTCGACGGCACGGTGGGCACGCTGGATCGCGATGGCGACGGCATCAATGAGGCTGGCTACGAAGTCGATTTCGGCAGCGGTCCGCAGATGCTGGACCTTAATCCGGGCGATCGCGCCGAGTTTCTGGAGAGCAAGTCGCCGGCCAGCGAAACCACCGCTTTCCTCAAGCTGATCATCCACGTCGCGCTCAAGGCGCTCGACCTGCCGTACTCGTTCTTCGACGAGTCGTTCACCAACTTCTACGGCAGCCGCGGCGGGCTTATCCAATACCTGAAGTCATGCCGGTCCAAGCAGGCCGACCTGTCGGAGCTGCTCGACGAGATCACCGCTTGGCGCATCGGCATGGCGGTCAGCGACGGCGACCTGGTGCTGCCGCGCGGCGTCGCATTCTCCGACCTGTCGTGGGAATGGGTGCCGGACGGCGTGCCCTGGTGGGACCCCTCTAAGGAAGTCGCCGGCCATGCGATGGCCATCGCCGCGGGTCTCGACACACCGCAGCGAGTCTGCCGAGCGATCGGCACGGACTACTACGACAACATCGACCAGATCGCGAAGGCCAACGAGTACGCGAAAGAGCGTGGCGTAGCGATCGTTCTGCCTGGCGTCTCTACCGCGCAGGCCGCCATTGAATCGCAGCAGCAGGAGGCCGCGAATGTCTGATGGATTACGCCAAGTACCAGCGAGCGCACTTCGCTTCAACGTGCCCGCTTTTGAGCTGGCATCAAACGGTGAGTCTGCAAAGAGCGCTCCTTTCCGCATGGTGGCGCGAACAGGCCAGCCAATCGAACACTGGTTTTGGGGCAACGTGGTTCACGACCTCGACGGAATGCGACTGCACAAGCAGCGAGTGCCGATCGACTACGCCCACGATTCCAAAGAGGTGATCGGCTACGCGAACCGGTTTGACACCGAGTCGGGCGACCTCGTCGTCTCTGGCGCACTTGTGCCATTCAAGGACTCGGACCGCGCGACGGAGATCATCCACAAGCAGCGCGAAGGCGTGCCCTACGAGGCCAGCATCAACTTCGGCGGCGATGGTATTCGCCTCGAAGAAGTGCGCGACGGGCAAAGCGTGCAAGTCAACGGCTACCAGTTCTCGGGACCTGGAGTCGTCATTCGTGAGTGGCCCCTGCGAGGGATCGCTGTCTGCCCCTACGGAGCGGACGCGAACACCTCGACGGAGTTCGACTCCTCCTCGCAATTCACCGTTCGCTACACGGAGGCTGCCATGCCCGAAGAAGAGACGGAACTGACCGCTGCGCATCTCAAAGAAGCACAGACCACTGAAGACACACAGCAGGAGGCCGAGGCACCCGCCGTTGAAGCCGCACAGCCTGCTGAGATTGATACCGCTGCTGAGGCCGTGACCGAAGAGGTCGCCGCTGTCGACGTGGCCGCCACTGAGCTTTCCAACCGCGTCTCCGAGGGCCAGCGCTTCCTGGAAGCGTTCGGCGATCAAGGCGGCGTGTGGTTCGCCCAGGGCAAGTCGTTCGGCGAAGCCACGAGCCTCTACATCACTGCGCTCCGTGAGGAGAACGAGCAGCTCAAGCAGCGACTCAGCGCCAAGCGTGGCGAGGGTGAGTCGGAGCCCGTGGAGTTTTCGCAACACGTTCCTCCGCAACCCAAGGCCAAGGCGATTCGCATCGCCGGCGGCCGCTGAGAAAAGGATAAGCAGCAATGGCTGACGACTACATGGCATTGGCGGACCTGACGATCATCAACGACAACAATGTCGCTGACATCGACGTCCGTGACCTGTTCGATCGCGCTCCGCTGGTTGCCGCCCTGAACGCGGTGACCGCCAGCAACGGCACGGTGCACAAGTACTTCAAGACGACCGGTGCGCCGGTGGTCGGATTCCGCGACTACAACGACGGCCGCGAGCATGACTCGACGGTTCGCACGGCAGTGACGATCGACTTAAAGATCTTCGACTGCAGCTTTACGGTCGATGCGGCGATCGCCCGGTCCTACAAGGGCGGCGCAGAGGCTTTGATCCGCCTGGAAGCGATCGAGGCACTGCGAGCCGGCTTCTTCAAGCTGGAACAGCAGATCCTCAACGGCACCGAGGCTGCGGGCTTCGACGGCTTGGCGGACATCTACAACACCGCGGCCGAATGCGTCAACAGTGGCGGCTCAACCGCCCTGACGAGCGTGTACCTGATTCGCTCCGGCGTCAACGACGTCTCCGTGGTCGCTGGTAACAGCGGGCAGCTGACGATCGGTGAGTCGGTGCTGCAGCGTGTTCCTGGTGCGACCGGTCACTACATGGCCTTCGTCACCGAGATCATGTCGCTGTACGGCCTGCAGGTGGGATCGCAAGAAAAGTCAGCGGTCCGTATCTGCAACATCGACAACGGCAGCAACAAGGTCGATGACGCGCTGCTGTACGAGGCCCTGGCCGAGTTCGAAAGCGGCTCGCCGCCGACGCACATCGTCATGAATCGGCGGTCGGCCCAGCAGCTGCGGCAGTCGCGGACAGCGACCAACGCCACCGGTGCCCCTGCGCCGATTCCGACGGATCTGGAAGGCATTCCGATCGTGATCACCGACGCCATCGGCAACAGCGAAAGCGCGGTGAGCTAATGACCCTGCTGGAATCGGCACTCGAATCACTGTGGGCTTCGCTGGCGACGGCCAGCGAGGTCTCGGTGACCTACCGGCGCGGTGGCATCAGCGTGCAGCTGGCCGCCATTCCAGGCAGGTCGCAGACCGAGGTCGATTCCGGCGACGGTTACGTGCGTTCGATGCAGCTCAACGACTTCATCGTGAAGCGCGCTGAGCTTGGCCTGACGCCACAACCTGGTGACCGCATCGAGTGGCAAGGACGTCACTTCGATGTGGTGCACCTGGCTGGCGAGAGGCACTACGAGTCAGTAGGGCCGTGGTCCGTGCTGTACCGAGTGCACACGCGCGAGGTGGCGAATGGCTAGGACCGCTGACCTGTGCGACGCCATTGTGGACTTCCTCAACACCGAGGAGTTCACGCTGTCGTTTGTCGCGAGGCGCGAAAACGTCTGGTTTGTGAGTGGCACGGACACGCGCGACATCCACGTGATTGTCGTGCCGGCCGAAGTGGAGACCACGCCGCAGACGCGAGGCGCTGCCGAGCGAAAGTACACGGTCAACCTGTTTTTCCAGATGGACGGCGCGACAAATAGAGACCGCCAAGACCAAGTGATCGAACTGGTCGAGGAAGTCGAAGACGCGCTCTACAACCGCGAATTCCCTGGGTTTTACTTCGAGACGTTTTCGGATCGCGGTCCGCGACTCGTCGTCGATACTGAGGCGATGGCGCGGTACCAGATGTTCCTGGTGGTGCTCACGATCAGTTACCGAGGTCAGTGATGTTCGCCACCCAAATCAAGTTTCGGTACTTCTTCGATCGGCCGGAGGTCTACAAGCGACTTCTGGACAAGGACCGCAAGGCGCTATCAGGCACGGGAGCTTTCGCGATGACAGTCGTGAGGCGCTCCATGAGGTCTGGTGGCAAGAGCGGGCTCAGCAGTGCACCAGGCGAACCGCCGAGGTACCACACCAAGCTACTCAGGGACAACGTGCTTTTTGCTTACGACGTAGCAAAAAACAGCGTTGTCGTCGGGCCGCGTGTCCTCAACGGCCGCAGCGCTCGCGACATACCGGCATTGCTGCAGTTTGGCGGCAAAACGGTGCTCGACGAGAAGATCCTGACGGAGACACGAAAGCTACGAGGCAGAGGGCGGAAACAGTACTGGAAGCCGACAGGACGTCGGATTACGGCACGAATCGCACCTCGACCATATGTCGGACCAGCAGCGCGGGCAACGTGGACACCAATTCTCAACAAGTGGCGGCAGCTGATTGCCAACACGAAGTTTTAGGAGAGAGTCATGCCTGACTACCTGCTCGGCAACGCAGCGAAAGCCTACTGGAGCGCCACCGCACTGACTGGAAGCAACAACGCAACGGTGATGCAAGGTGCAACGCTCGCTGACAACATCATGGACCTCACGCTGGAGGTCGAGTCTGAATTTGTCGACGCCACGACCCGCGCCGAGGCAGGCAATGGCTGGCGATCGGAAATCGCGGTGCTGAAGAACGGTCGTATCACGTTCGACGCACGGTGGAAGCCTGGGGATACGTTCTTCGAGGAACTCAAGGACGCGTGGTTGGGTGGAACCACAATCACGTTCGCGGCGCTCGACGACGCTAAGGCGACGACCGGCAGTCAGGGCTTGCTGGCTAACTTCTCAGTTAGCTTCTCCAAGACCGAGCCTCTGATGGACATTCAGAAAATCTCGGTCACGTTGTCGGTCGCAAGCTATCCGACCTGGTACGTGAAGCCGGCGAACAACTACTAGGAGGTCTGATCATGGCGACGTTTCGGGACGGAAACGGTCGCGAATGGCACATCAACGTGACAGTCGCGGACGTCAAGCGCGTCAAAGAACAGACAGGGCTGCTGCTCACCAGCTTGATTGAGAATCAGCTGACGCCACTGGCGCAGCTGCTGGCTGACCCGGTGGCCCTCGTCGACACCGTGTGGGTGCTGGTCGAACCGCAGGCGAAGGCCGCAGGACTGACCGACGAACAATTTGGTCAGTCGCTGAGTGGTGACAGCCTCGAACAGATGGCTGCCGCCTTCATGGAGGCGCTGACGGATTTTTTCCCGAAGCGCCAGAGCGACCTGTTGAAAACACTGCTAACGAAGCAGAGACAACTGCAGGACGCTCTGGCGGATCGCGCCGAGGCGGAACTGAGCCGATTGACGGTCGATCAACTTATCGAGTCTGTTTCGAGCTCGCAGGCATCTGCGGGCTGAGTCCTTTGCCATACACGCTACGCGAACTGGTGTGGATGGCAGACGCAAAACGAACCCATGACTGGGACCAGGCGTCATTGCTCTGGTCGGCAATCGCAAACACTGTTCGCGATCCAGAGAAGCAGCGCAAACCATTCTCGCCTGGTCTGGTGCATCCGTACCGCAGCGAGGCCGACTACGAGCCAAAACCGATTGAGGCCGGCATCGACGTCCTGCGTATGCTGCTGCCGGAGAACATGAGGTCCAAAGATGGCGGGAACCGCGGGAGCGATTAAGGCAGGGCGAGCGTTTGTCGAGTTCTTCACGGACACGACCAAGTTTGCCGCTGGCCTGAACACGGTTCAAAACCGTCTGAATAAAATCAGTTCCTCGATCGCTATGACCGGCGCAAAGCTGACCGCCGTTGGGTCCGCCGGCGTCGCTGGTTTCCTGCCAGCGATCAAGGCTGCCAGTGACTTGCAGGAGTCGCTCAACGTATTTGGCGTGGTGTTCAAGGACAACACGGCAACCATGCGGGACTGGACCGCCGCCACGGCCGCGGCACTTGGCCGCGCGGAATCGCAGCTGATTCAATTCAGCAGTCGAACCGCAGCGCAGTTGCAGGGCTTCGGGTTCAGCGACGCCATGTCGGCAGAAATGTCGAAGGCCCTGTCAACGCTCGCCGTCGATCTAGCGAGCTTCTACAACACAGCGGACCAAGATGCACTGGACGCGATCCTGAGTGCGTTTCGCGGCGAAGCTGATCCGATTGAGCGCTACAACGTCAACGTCAAGGAAGCCGCGGTAAACACCAAGCTCCTGCAAAATTCGATCGACCCGTCAAAGGCCACGGACCTGCAGAAGGCCTATGCACGCTATGCGCTGATTCTTGAGCAGACGGCCCTCGCTCAAGGCGACGCAGTGCGTACTGCAGATGGTTACGCAAACCAGCTCAAGCGACTGCAGTCGAACGCAAAGACGCTTGGCGAGACGATTGGCGGTGCGCTGCTTGGACCGCTGTCGACCTTCTACGCGCAGGTGAGCAAGATTGCGACATCCACCAACAAGTGGATCGCCGCCAACCCAGCATTGGTCAAATCGGTGGCCATCGTGGGCCTGGCGGTGGCCGGCCTTGGCGCTGCCCTGGTCGCGCTGGCCGCACTTGGCGTGGCAGCTGGAGTGGCACTCAAGGTTCTTACGGCACCATTTAGCCTGATCGCGACCACGATCGGCCTAGTCGTGCCATTGTTGTCGGCTTTGCTCAGTCCTATCGGTCTGGTGGTGGCTGCGATTGCGATCCTGGGCGCGACGTTCATCAAGCACATTGGCGGCCTGGAACCGTTTTTTAACTGGTTTCGCGATCAATTCAACGAAGTCGTAGGCTCCGCACAGCAAGCGGTCACTGGCATCATGGCTGCGCTCGAACGCGGAGATTTCGCGGCAGCTGTCGAGGTGGCCTTGTCAGGCATGGATGTGCAGCTGACCACGGCGATCGGAAACATGAAGGTGGCCTGGAGTGGATTTACCAGCTACTTCAAGGAGGCATTCGCTAAGGCAGCCTACGCTTTGCCGGTAATTATGCTGGGCGTCAGTGCACAGCTGCAAAAGGGATTTGCACGACTCCAGGCGTCGCTGGCCAGCGCGGCAGTGGCCAACGTCAACAATGCGGCCAAGCAGGAAGCCAATCGGCAATTTGACGCACTAGAGGCACGCCTGCAGCAACTGCGAGACAGCGGCCAGATGTCGGAGAGTGACTTCGAATCGCGAATGGCTGCTTTGCAGACGGCTCGCAGTGCTGACATGTCTGAAGCGGAAAAACGCGCTGCGCAGGACCAGCTCAGCATCGACAAGCAGCGTATCGCGGAAATCAACCGAATCAACGCAGCTGCAAAAACTGAGCTGGACGCACTCCGCACTCAAATGGATGCAGATGTTGCCGCAGTGCGTGGGGAAACAGACAGCGCAATCACTGAGGCGCAGGCCAAGCTAGACGCAGCCAAAAAGCGTTACCAAGACGCTTTGAATGCCGCCTTGAATCCAGGCAATAACCCACCGCCAGGTACACCGCCACCAGAGAACCCAACCGGAGGACTCGACGCAGCAAAGGCAGAGTTCGACCGGCAGATGCGCGACTTGGCAAACGCAAGTGATGCAGCAGCACAAGTTCGCGAGCGAGCTACCGCTGGACCGCTTGTTGGCGGAGAGCGGGCCGGCCAAGTGTTTGGCACGTTGGGCCTGGAAGAAATCAACCGCGAGCAGCTTAAGACACAGCGGGCGACGCTCAAGGCTAATGAAAAGATGATCACCTACCTCCGAAACTTCAGCAACCGCTGGATGTTGGAGTTCCAATAATGGCAACCGTCAGCACAAAATTCCGTACGACCAGCGGTGACCAGAACCAGCGGCAGATCGGCTACGTGGTCAAGGATGCGCTATCGGACATCGACGCGCTGGATGCCCTTGAAATCGCAGCGCCGGCGACCTACGACGGTCTGACCAGGTCTGGCATTTCAATCGAAGAAATCAAGTGGCCGAGCACGTGGGATGCCACGGTCACCTACACGCGCGCAGATAGAACGCCAGCCGAGACGGGGTCTACCGAATTCAGCTTCGACATCGCGCTGGACTCTCAGCGCATTCTGACCAGCAATAGCACAATCAGCCGCTATGTGCCGACTGGCGGTGCGCTAACGGACTTCCAGAAGGCAATCAATGTCGATTCAGACGGCGTGGCAGGCGGCGTCGATATTCGCGTTCCCACATCGGCATTTACGCTCAGTTACTACCCTGCAGTGGCGATTGTCACGACGAACTACCAGAAGGCCGTTAGGGACCTGTGTGGCAAGGTGAACAGCACGACGTTCCGTGGCCACGCGGCAGGCGAGGTAATGTTTGTCGGATGCTCTGGCAAGGCACGGAATGTGACTGACTGGGAGTTGTCCTACCGCTTCGAGGTCAAGCCTAACCGCACCGGCATTACGATCGGCAACATTACCGGCATTGCCGTCGACGGCTGGGACGTGCTCTGGGTGTACTACGGCAAGGCCACGGACGGCACCAGCAACCGCTACATACAGAAGGCGGTGCAGGTCAACGTCGAGCGAGTCTATGACCGTGCAGACTTCGCCACAGTCCTGGGGGTCAGCTGATGACCATTCCACGTGTAAACCGCGGCGAAGGGGTCGGAAAGTACCTGACGGCCGAGACATGGAATTCGTTCGTTGACGCCGCGAACTACCACAAAATGCGGACCGACCAGAACACGCAATTCGTGTTCAGCGAGGCCGAGACGCCGGCGCACACGGTCATGGTCAAGAACAACAGCGGAGCAGCGCGTGACCGGGGAGAAGTACTTGGTCTTGACGGGCCGATCATCACCAATGCACAGAACCTTGACGTCTTTAAAACCCGAATAGGATTTAACGGGATAACGCCAACTGCCAGTCATCACGGACAATTTTGCGTACTGCAGGAGTCGATTCCCGCAGGTGAGATTGGGCTGGCGTCGCTGACCGGAACCGTGGTCTGCCAGGTGCAGATCAACTACACGTTCCTGACGCGTTGCGACGTCGAGGCGACCTACACGCAGAGACTCTACGCGAAACCAAACGGCTCGGCACAGATCCTATGGGCGGAGGCTGGCACTGGCAACAAGTGGGCAATCGTGCGGCTTGGAGCGAACCGCGATGCCGTAGTGCTCGGCAAGACGACCGCGCCAGTCACTGTCGGATCGACGGCAAATTCGATAGCTGTCTGGCATGGTGGAGTTGCCACGGGTCTCTCGCTCAGCGGTGTGCGATTCGACTGGATGACCGGCAACGAGCAGATCAGCAGCGGCAAGCAGGTGCTGTGCACCTGGTTCGCCGACGAGAAGGTGTGGCGGATTACAGGGGCAGAATGCGAATAGGGGGACGAGCAATGACAGACTTACTCAATGCGGTCAAGTTGTTCCGCGCTGCGCTCGCGGCCGGCGATCAGAAGGGAATCAGGATCGCCGCCGCGGGCTTGCTTATCGCCATCGGCGAGGCGTGGCAACTGATCGAGAATGGCATACCGTTTGGCGACGCTGACGAAAGCGGAGTTGAGACGACGACGGAGCTGGTCGGTGCAATCGAGGACCTCGGCGGAGACGTGCCGGTCGAAGGCGGTCTGCTGCTGTCGATTCTGCTGCCGATCCTGCTGCGGCTGATAGCTGAGAAAATCTCGGAGGAAGGCGATGGCTGAGTTTTTTAAGGCGCTGCTCGATCCGCGTGTTATCGACGCCGTCAAGAATATCGGCATCCCAACCGTAATTCTCGGGATGCTGATGCTTGGCATCTACCGCGCGTCAACGTGGTCTGGCGAGCACGTTCTGAAGCCGCTGGTGACACAACAGATCCTCTTCATGGAGGAAGTCGCCGCCGCCTCAAAAAAAAACAGCGAGACACTCGAGCAGATGGGCAATGCAATCGACAAATTGCAGGAGGCCGCTGAGATACAGACCAAGACCCTGGAGCGTGTAAGTGAGCCCAAGTAGGCTTCGCGACCAACTGCTGGCCCTTGCCGTGATCCTCGTGATCTGCGGCACCATGTGCGCGCTGGCTGCGGCCGGCGAGACGCAGCGGGTTCTCGTGCGTCCCGGCCTGGTCGAGATCCGCCTGCCTGATGCGGTCGCTGAGGGTTCCGACATCACGTGGGAGGCTCGCGAACCCCTCACGCTCGACTACCGCAGCTACGAGGGCGGCACGGTTCTGGTGACGTACATGACCAGCGGGCAGGCCGTCCTGGTCTCCGACGTGATCGACTGGCAGGCCAAGAAGCGCGACCGGACCACGTGGATTCTCTTTGTGCAGGCCGGACCAGGCCCAGGGCCTGCCCCTGGCCCCACAGTGCCCCCAGGAATCGCTCAAGACGTCTGCAAGGCTGCACAGTCGATCGCTCAGCCGCAGGTCGCCAGACGCTTCGCAGAGGCCTTCCGCACGGCATCGTCCGAGATTGGAGCGGGTCGCCTGCGAACACTCGACGAGGTCAAGGCGCGAATTCTTGAGCTGTGCAAGGGCATCGCACCAGGTGCAGCACCTTGGCAGGCTGTGGGCACCATGATCGGTCAGCATCTCAACGCGCAGGCCAAAACGCCCGCGGAGGCCAAGCAGGTCTTCGACCAGGTCGTTCTGGGCCTAGAAGCCGCGGGAGGTGCCTGATGGACCACGAGGGCTGGATCCCGTACTCCGAACGCACTACCGGCCAGCAGCTGCTCAGCGACGACTTCCTGGAGTCGCGACCGATCTTCGGCGAGACCGGCACCGTGGAGCTGCCAGAGCACGCCCTGCTGTACGACCTGGAGAAGCGTGCCACGGGAGCCCTCCTGCCGCGAATCTGGCAGCAGGAAGGAAGCTGCGTAGGGGCAGCTGGTGCCCGTGCCTACGCTCAGTCGATCTGCGGTGACCTGGTGCACCGAAAGACGACCGAGGAGGTCAAGGTCATCTTTCCTTGGGCTACCTGGGGCATCGGTCGCCGGATCGCCGGTTTGAACCGCCGAGGCGGCGGGTCGTTCGGCGCGGCGCAGGCCAAGGCGGTCAGTACGTGGGGGATGCTTGCCGCCGACGATCCGCGGCTTCCGCAACCGACCGACAAGCTCGGCTGGCTTGTCTGGTCCGCCAAGATCGAGCTCGACTACAGCGTGCCGGCCAAGTGGCCTGTGGCGGAAAGCACGCTGGCCCCAACCGCCAGTGAACACCAGATGGAATACGTGGCGCGCATCACCAGCTGGGAGGCTTTGCTGCAGGCCTTTGCGCAAGGCTACTCGGTCACCTGCGCGTCGATGTTCGGAACCAAGCCTCGCGTGAAGGACGGCGTACTCCTGGGACCTTGGAACGACAGCTGGGCGCATCAGATGTCATGGTCTGGCTACTACACGCACAAAGTGCTGGGACCGCTAATCGCAGTCGACAACCAGTGGGGACCTGCAGCGCATGGCGACTGCCCGCTGCTCGCCTCGATGGGTGTCCGCGGCTCGTTCTGGATCGACGAGAAGACCACGAAGAAGCTGCTGGCCAGCGACGACGCCGAAATCTTCGCGCACGGAAATTCAGAGGACTGGCCTGTACGGTCAATCGACTGGGGCAGTCTTGGGATGGGTTCTTAACTAAAGGAATATGACATGAAGAAGCTGATGATCCTCGCCGCCGCGTTGCTTTTCGCCGTTCCCGCCGAGGGCGGCATCCTGTTTCGTCACCGCGCTGTAGCGGTCAGCAAGAGCAAGGTGGTTGCGGGCGGGCCTGCGTGCGGCGCTGCTCGCTGCCGCGTGGTGGCTGGCGTTCGCGTCTGCAACTGAGTCAAGCCGGTCGCGCCTCACCCCTCGCGCCGGCGGCCGCGCCGGGTCCGTCCCCCTGGCGCGGCTTTTAAACACGGAGAAACGATATGGCAACGCACTGGTACGGTAAGGGTGTTCTCAAGATCGTGAACGGATCGATCGACCTCGACACCGACACGCTGAAGGTCATGCTGGTCAACGACAGCTACACGAGCGACAAGGATCACGAGTTCGTGTCGTCAGTCAGCTCCAATGAAATTAGCGTCTCTGGCTACAGCGGCGGCTTTGGTGGTGCAGGCCGAAAGACTGCCACCGTCGCAACGCAGTACAACGCCACCAGCGATCGTGTCGAGGTCGTCATCAACGACATCACCTGGTCGTCACTGCAGAGTGGTGCCACGATCGGCGCGGCGATCCTGATCAAGGAAGTCACGAACGACGCCGCATCGCCCGTAATTGCCATCTGGGACTTTACCACGAACGTCGCCACGAACGGCGGCGACTTCACGATGGACTTCAACGGCACGACGGGCAACCTGTACCTGACGGTCTAAGAGGGCACCATGCCTAAGTTTGGAACCTACGCGCTGATCGACGCCGCCGGCGTCAGCGACTTGACCAAGGTCGAATTCGTCGTCAAGGACAGCCACACGGGCACCGCGACGAAGCGAATCAACCTTGCACAGGTCGAGGACTTGGTCGGCGGCGGCCAGCAGATTGTCGAGAAGCTGACGATCAGCGGCGGCACCATTACCAGCATCAACGCCGGCACCGCGGCGTCTGGTTCCGTGCTGAACACCTCGCAGGGCTGGAACGTCGCCGGAACCCGCTTTGTAGGCTGGCGGCTAAACGTGACCGATACCAACTCGGCCACCAACAGCTCGCTCCTAGAACTGGCGGTCGGCAGTATCAGCAGGTTTGACGTCTCAAAAGGCGGAACGGTCACCGCCGCCGGCGACATCAAAAGCGGTGCCAATGTCTGCGCGAACGCGAGCACGGCCAACCTGCTCGGATTCACTGACGGGACCGCGTTTTACTACGACGGCTCCAACTGCATTGGCCAGCGAGCAGGAACGGCAGCACAGAAGCTGTCGATCTACAACGCCAGGGCCAGCAGCAACGACTGGGAACGGCTCGCCCTCGACTGGCGAACCACAGCAAACGAGGCCCGCGTCGGGACCGAAAAGTCCGGGGCAGGCGTCGCCCGCGACCTGGTGCTGATCACCGACGGCACGGTCAGGCTCCGCCTAGACTCGACCGGGCCGGTAACCATAAACGAGGCCTACACGCTTCCGACCACTGATGGCGCGAACGGTCATGTCCTCGCGACCAACGGTGCCGGTACTGTCTCGTGGACCGCAGCTGCGGGCGGCGGCACTACCAGCATCTATGCGACGATGAACCGCACCGGCCACGGCCTGACCAATACCGCGTTGGGCAAGCCTGTGTTTGTGTACGGCATTTTGGACGACACTGACGCCACCGAATTTCCGACCGGCGTCGTCGCCGAGATCGTCAACGCCAACGAGTTCAAGTACGCCAAGTCAGGCGACACTCTGAACATCGCCGCGGCACTGATCGCTGGCAACTACGTGATCGCCACCGACACGCGGTTTCTGTACTGGGACGCAAGCAACAACAACGGCAACGGCAAATACGTCACCGAGAAGCCGGTCGACAGCGATCCGACGCTCGGGCCAATCCTCCTGGTCAATAGCTACGCCAACGCCACACAGACCTATAACGTGACCGTCCTGGCCACTGGAGTGCTGCCGTAATGTCTGCACTAGCCTTCAAAAAACGACGCAGCGACATCGTCGAGATCATCGGCACTGGCAATGCCAGCGTGGACACGGCGAACCTGCAGGCGGCGGTGGCGGCCGCGAACACCAACAACAAGCCGGTCATCTTTTACGTCAGTGGCTCGGTCTACCTAAATGCAGCAGTGACCATCACCGCGCCAATTTCGTGGACCTTTGCTCCGAATGGCGAACTGGTGCGTGCTACAACCGGCGCGTACATCATTTACAACAGCACCACGCCGCCCTGGGACGCCGGCACCAGTTACGACATGACGGCGACGGCAGTCGGTGATAGTGTGCTGGTCAGTCCTAATCTGGCACTTGCTGTGGGCGACTACGTGGCCATCTGGGCGCAGAACGAAGTCACCGCGCCGGACCTCACGCCACACAGCACTAATGACAAGTTCGTGCCAGCCGAGATTCACCGCATCGCTCGCGTGGTCACTGGTGACGCCACGCGATATGTGACTAACGACCGCTGCGACGACGCCTGCACCACGTATCCGCGCATTCGCAAGCTGACGATGACCAGCGGCGTGCGCATCGACGGCATGAAGTGCAGGGCACTTCCTGGTGCGTTCAGCGACGCGTCTTTCCTGATCTTTGGCTACTGCGCGGACCTGGAGCTGCGGAACTGCAGCTTTGGACCGCTCGCTCCAGGGCCAATCGCGTTTTTCTGCTGTTACGACGTCCGGCGAATCGGCCTGACGTTTAGCGACGTGGAAAACCCGAACACCAACCTGATGACTGCCAACGGCGGAGCCTATGGCATCCTTGACCAGGTGGTGACGCGAGCCCAGCTGGTAGACTCGACGTTTGGGACTGTGCGGCACGCCTACACAACCGGCGCAGCCTACCGGCGCTGGAGTGCTGGACTAACCGTGTTTGCGAACGAGCTGCGCAGCCAGGGACTGCGCATTTACCGCGCAAACAGCGCAGGAACCACTGGTGGCACGGCACCGACGCACGCAAACGGCACCGCCTCGGACGGGTCGATTACATGGACCTACATTTCCACCGGTCGCTACCGGAGCGGAACCGTCAGGGACTTTCGCGTTGCTCGCTGCATGGCCGGCAACAACGGCGTGCAGACAGCTAGTTCGACGCAAGGCACGCCGAACGGCACGTGGTCAGGACTGTCGCCGTTCGACACTCACTCGGAGGCAATCCGCGGCGTGTTCGAGGGCAATCAGCTCCGCATGCCGAACGAGACCGGCAACATCGGCTTCACAATCAGAGGCCGAAACATCGTCATCTCGAACAACACGGTCTACGGCGGCAGCCAGACCATTCCGGTGCAGATGCAGAGCAGCAACTGCACGGTGGTTAACAACACGTTCATCGGTGGCCACCGCTGCGAGATCATCGACAAGGAAAGCGTGAACCCGAACTTGAAGAACGTGCGGTTCATCGGCAACAGGTTCATCGACTTCTATAACCCCGGAGTCATCGTCTACAACGGGCTCTACCACGTAATCGACAACAACGACTTCATCAACTGCGGCTACCTGTTCAATAACTCACCTAACATTTTTTCGTGTGCACTGCTTCTAAAGTCAGGCGGGCATCGCGTGACAAACAATCGAATGCCGAAGTATGCCAACAAGCTCTCGATTGGGCTGGATGGCACGAACGCGGCCAGCGTCACCGCTGAAAACAACGTCATGTCCGGCTACGGCGACTGGAACGATGGCGTTCGTCATCCCATGTGGGAGGCGGGAAAGGCAGTTTCACTGTATGACATGTTCTGGGTCGACGACCGAGAATATCGCGTGACTGCGATCAATCAGCAGGTGTCTGGTGGAGTCACGGGGAATGCAGCGCCAAGCCATTACGAAGCCAGCGCGACACTCTCTGGCGTTACGTACCAGTACGTAAGGCTGATCGACCAAGGCAGCTACGCACACGCCGCACGGAAGTGGATGCCAAAAAACGGGTTCGCCGGCGCGTCGGTCATCTACATCTCAAACCACGGTTTGACCAGCCAGGAGCGCTACCAGCCGATCAACGACGACGGCTCTGTGCTCGACAACTTGTCGGAACCTAAGAGCAAGATGATCCTCCTCGATGTGGTGAACGAGAACACCGTGATCGCTGCCCACAGCGGCGACAAGTTTGAAACGACGGCGTACTACATCAACGCCAGCTTTTCGATGACGCAGCCGGTCGACCTTTACTGGGACAGCGTCAACCTGAACTACAAGACAACAGCGCCGGCCAACAATGTGGCTAACCCAGTTTTGCGCGCGCTGTTCTATGATTTCGAGCAGATCCGACTCCTCGTGCTGTAGGTGACCTATGCACAAGCTGATCAACTTCACCGACGGCACGCTCCGAACGCCAGACTGGCTGGCCAAGCAGCCCAAGGGCGTAGACGCAGTGATCGTGCAGCCCAAGGGTGACAGCGGCAAGGACGACCTGCTGCTGGCCAAGGGCGAGGGCCGCAATGGCGGCGACTGCTTGCTGGTACAGTCCAGCAATGACGTGCAGGGCCTGCCAGGATTCTGGATTGCCAAGTACGTCAGCACCGGGCGGTCCACCATGAACCTCAACGACGAACGCGGCTTCCTGCTGCCACGCGGCGTTCGCGCGAACCGATTCAGCTTCTGGATGCGTTTTGACAAGGGATTTCGGGTTCAGTCGAGTGCGCGGGCGACCAGCAATTTCATTGTCGGCACCTACCACTACGACCCGGCCAAGCTGGGCACCGGGCCGGTCGTCGAGTCGAGCAACTGGCACTTCTACCACCAGCTCCTGGTGCGGCATAACCAAGCCGACGGTGAGTGGGTACAGGTCGTCGTGAACGAGCTGCCGCAGCACCAGCGAGGGGTCAGCAAGGGCTTTCCGCCTGTGAACCCGACGCAGCCGGCTGGAGACTACTGGGAGCTGGCGACGCGAATCTATTTGGATTGCCACCCGTACATGTCCGCGGCGGAGATCAGGTACCCAGTCCGCATGTTCGTCGACGACATCGCCTTTGACTACGTCGAGCCGCCGCTGCAGCTACGTTGCAAGCTGAAGACGCAGTCGCTGACGATTCCGCGCAGCAAGACGACCAAGATCGCGGTCGAGCTCTGGAACGACAGCACCAAGCCTGTCAGCGGCATTGCAGGGCACCGCTCGCGGTACAGCTGGACGCCGACACTCGTGGACCCCTACACCGAAAAGTCGGTGCATAACCAGAGAATTACGCTGCAGCCTGGTCTCAACCAACTAGAGCTGCTGATCACGCCTCGCGAGGCGATGAAACCAGGCACCTCGATGCTGCACGGCGTCATTTTTGTGCCTGACAGCGAGGCCCGACCGAAGAACCATTCGCACGCTGACCCTAACGTACAGATCGCGGCAGCCTACGGCGTGAACGGTCCTAGTGACTGCTCGCCGGTTCACGCTGCGGTCAAGCTGACTGTGGAGTGACCATGACACCAGAAGCTATACGAGCGGCGATCCTCGCGGACCAGCAGCTACGAGCCTACGTCGAAACCGGCAATGACCAGGCAGTGGCCGAGGCGTTGACTCCGCAGGCAACACCGGTTCCGACTGGCGAACTGTACACGGAACGAGCCCTGTTTGCGGAGCTTGGACCGCTGGTCGGCGAAAGCATCATGTCGAAACTGGAATCCTTCGCGACCACGGGCAACAGCGGCTCCTCGCTTGTGGCTCGCGGCCTGCGTTGGCTGCAGCCAGCCAACGGCGGGCTCGACTTCCAGAACGCCGACGTCCGCCTGATGCTCGCCGGCCTGCAGGTCGCGGGCATCCTGACCGCCGACGAGCTGGCCGCCCTGAACCGTCTTGGCACCAGGCCCGGCACGGTGACCGTCGACGAGATCGGCGCGGCAGTCGCTCCGTGGCGACCTGAAGGCAAGATTCAACCGATACCGGAGGCCTGAGCATGGCATTGCCTGACTACAGCGAGATCACACAGGGCACGGCAATCATCTGGGGCGAGGCCGGCGCAAGCGGTGTCACCGCGACGATCAGCCTCGATGCCCTTGCAAACGGTGCCGCACGCCAGGGCGCGAGCGTCGACCTCGGCAGCAACTTTGCCGACGAGTACTTGGTGTACCTGCGAGTGGAAACAGGGACCGCGCCAACCGCTGGCAACACTGTCGACCTGTACTTGCTGAGCAGCTACGACAACAGCAACTGGCCTGCAAAGGCGACTGGATCGGACGCTGCCTACACGCTCGGCACGAGCGACGCAAACCTGAAGCTGGCAGGTCCGCCGGTTATGTCGTTGGTCGCGACTGCTGACGCCAACACGGTGCTCGAGCAGGCCGGCGTGGTATGGAGACCTCGTGGCCGCTACGTAACCTGCATCGTCGATAACAACCTGGGGCAGGCGATCCGCGACGAGACGACCGCCACCGACAACGGTTCGCGCGTAATCCTGGTACCTCGACGAGTCGCCATTAACGAGTAGGGCAGCCGATGCGGTACCCAACCTGGTCTGACTACGCTTCGGGCGAGCACAGCGACGCACCGTACCTGCATCGCAACCTGTGGGCAGCGTGGATGCCGATGTTCGGCGCGACAGGCTCCACGCTGTTCGATGTTGGTCCTCGCGGATTCCACGCGGCAGCAAACAACCGCACGAATGCGACGGACTGGGCGACGCGGCAGTTTTCAGCGGCATACTTCCAGGAAGCTAATTCGACCGGTCGATTCATTCCGCCAGCCGCATCAACACTAGGCGGCCAGGAAGAAGCGACGATCTCCTGCTGGGTCTGGCTCGTGGCGACGCCGGCCACGACCGCCGCGTTGTACCAAGACACGGCGACGGCCCTGACAGGCGCGCGGTTTGGACTTCTATGGCAGAGCACTGGCAACATCCAGTTCCAAATGCGCGACCCGTACACGCAGCGATCGCTCGCGCCGCTGACAAGCTCCGTGACGACCGACACGTATGGCAGGTGGTCGCACTGGGCGGCAACCTACTCCGCATCACAGGCAACGATCGTGCTCTACCGCGACGGGGTCGCAGTGCGGACCGCCAGCAACAGCGGAGATGTAATCAGGTCGACGTCAGTCTACGGCATCGGCATCGGCGGTCGTATCAGTTCGGCGGCAGCTGAGGCATCGAACGACGTCTACATCGCCGAAATGCGACTCTGGAACCGCGCACTCCACAGCGAGGAGGTGCGTGAGCTCGGCAACGCACCAGGCACCGGGTTCCGCAGACGCAACGTCCTGTCGCGCGTGGCGGTCGCATTTGCCGCTCAGCCGCAGACGGTCACAGTACCTGTCGCCGACCTGACCGCATCAGCGGTCCTGCCCACCTACCACATCACCACGCCGGTGCCAGTCGCAGACCTGACGGCAGCAGCGGTTCTGCCGACCTACCACCTGACCGTGCCGGTGCCTGTCGCGTCAGCGGCCGCGACCGCCATCCTGCCAACGGCTTCTGCTACGTACATGGTCACGGTGCCTGTCGCCGAGGCGGCGGCTACCGCCATTCTGCCAGTTGCGTCTGCCACCTACACCGTGACCGTACCGGTCGCTGACCTGACCGCCAGCGCGATCCTGCCGACGGCGTCTGCTACCTACACCATGACGGTGCCGGTCGCGACCGTAGCTGCCACCGCCGAGGTG